TATGGGCCAAACCATAAACCTGGAGAAGAAACTCCAAAGCCAAGAAAATCAAAAGATATGGTTATACTGTCACCTCAGGCAAAAGCTGCAATGGCAGCACAACAAAGAGCCGCAACGTCAAGTCCTCAAGCTATGGCAAAAAGGATTGGGAAAAGATAATGTCCGATTGGAAAAAGTCAGACAATTTACCGGATGATGACTTTGATTATTCTCGTAGAACTTATTACGATTTAATCGAAAAAGGTAATGCTGCACTTGAAGATATGATTGAAGTAGCTAGAGCTTTAGAACACCCTCGAGCTTTTGAAGTTGTGTCTGGTATGATTAAAAATGTTTCAGATGTAAACGATAGACTTATGGATTTACATAAGAAAAAGAAAGAATTTGAAAAGAAAGATGTTTTGCAGGTGACAGCTCCTGAGGGAACCACAAATAATTTATTTGTAGGATCTACAGTAGATTTGCAAAGAATGTTACAAGATATGAATAACTCTGTTAAGAATGATAACGTAATTGATATTACAGATAGATTAGATGATGGAAAAGAATGATTCTTATTTAGGCAACCCAAGTGTTAAACGTGATGGTGTTGTTACTAATTGGACAAATGATGAAGTTAAAGAATATGCTAAATGCATGCAAGATCCTGCATATTTTGCGAGAACATACTGTAAAGTAATTCACCTTGATAAAGGTTTAGTTCCATTTGATCTATACCCGTATCAAGAAAAAATGTTTAATCATTTTAATACAAATAGATTTAATATTGTTTTAGCATGCCGGCAATCTGGTAAATCTATTTCATCAGTGGCATATCTACTTTGGTTTGCACTTTTTAATAGCGAAAAAGTTATTGCCGTTATGGCAAACAAAGGTGCTACCGCTCGTGAGATGCTTGGAAGAGTTACACTCATGCTAGAAAACTTACCATTCTTTTTACAGCCTGGATGCAAAGCTCTTAATAAAGGATCTATTGAATTTAGTAATAATTCAAGGATTGTTGCTGCTGCGACATCGGGATCATCTATTCGTGGTATGTCTGTTAACCTACTCTATCTCGATGAGTTTGCATTTGTTGAACGAGCAGCAGAGTTTTATACATCAACTTATCCAGTTGTATCATCTGGTAAAGATACAAAAGTTATTATTACATCTACAGCAAACGGTTTAGGTAATGTTTTTCATAAATTATGGGAAGGTGCAATACAAGAAACAAATGAATTTATTCCATTTAGAGTTGACTGGTGGGACGTTCCAGGAAGAGACGAAGAATGGAAAAAAGCTACAGTAGCTAATACTTCGCCTGTACAATTTGATCAAGAGTTTGGAAACACATTCTTTGGTACTGGNGATACTCTTATTAATGCTAATACTCTGCTTGAATTAAGAAGACACGACCCGCTAAGAATTTCTAAAGATGAAGTAAAAGTTTATAATGATCCAATTAAAGATCACAATTATGTAATGTTAGTTGATGTTGCTAAAGGAAGAGGACAGGACTATAGTACTTTTAGTGTAATCGATATTAGCGCGGAGCCGTTTAAGCAGGTTGCTGTATATCGCAATAATCTTATCTCTCCCCTCCTCTTCCCTAATATTATATATAAGTATGCAAATTCCTATAATCAAGCGATGGTTGTAATAGAATCAAATGATGCTGGAATGGTTGTGTGTAATGGTTTATATCATGATTTAGAATATGAAAATATGTTTGTTGAATCAGCTATTAAAGCAGATGCACTTGGTATTCTTATGACTCGTAAAGTAAAACGAATTGGATGTTCTTCATTTAAAGATTTACTAGAAAATAATAAACTTGAAATTGTAGATGAAGATACAATCATAGAAATTTCTACATTTACTGCAAGAGGCCAGTCGTATGAAGCATCAGATGGTAATCATGATGATATTGTTATGAATTTAGTTATGTTTGGATATTTTGCCGGTACTAGTGCATTTGGTGAATTAACTGATATTAGTATACGAGATCTTATGTTTCAACAGAGAATGAAAGAAATAGAAGATGATGTTTTGGATTGGGGATTCGTCGACGATGGATTAGGACCAGCTCCTATAACAACTCCAGCTGATACACCTTGGGCACTAGATCCGTTAGATCGAGGCATTCAAATTGAAGAATGGGGTAATAAGTGGTAGGCTTCTAAAATCAAATGTATATAAATATAACTAATTGAACATAACCGTATTATGAAACTTATAATTTCTATTAGATTGGAAAAGGAAACGACATGGCAATATACACACCATCAGAGTCTCCGGCAGTAGTTACAAGAGAAATTGACTTAACAAATGGCGTACCCAACGTACCTACTTCTACAGGTGTTATTGTGGGCGATTTTCGTTGGGGTCCATGTAACGAACCGATTCTCGTAAACAATGAAGGAACACTAGTAGCCACATTTGGAACACCAGATGACACAACTACAGTCGACTTTCATAGTGCCGCTTATTATTTGAGATACTCTAATGATCTTCTGGTCATAAGAGCTATGGACTCAGATACAGGCAAAAACGCGTTTGAAACTGGCGGGACTAGAACAGCACCAACAGTTGAAAATCAAGCAGAATTTGAAGCCACAGAGGGTGCTCTAGATTCTGATACTCATACATTTATAGCTAAATATCCGGGTGCCTTGGGCAATAGTATATCAATAGAAGTAGTTGGATCAAATCAAAATACTCCCGCTACTGTAGGATATCACTTAGATTTTGATGCTTGGGCATATAAAAATAATTTTGATACCGGACCAGGTACATCAGCGCATACCGCTAGTATTGGTGGTACAAATGATGAAGTTCATGTAATTGTTAAAGATACAACCGGAGAGCTTAGCGGAACTAAAAATACAGTTCTAGAAACATATCCATATGTTTCACAAGCTAAAGGTGCTCAAAATGCTGATGGAACTAATAACTATATTGTAGATGTTATTAATCAAAGATCACAGTATATTAAAATGATAAACTTTGCATCTGGATTTGGTACTGGTGCTGGTGCTGCAGCTACTTCAACATCAAATATGAAACTAGCAGCAAAGATTACAACTAACTTAACTGGTGGAGCTAACTCTGGTATTCCTGGAACTGATGACTGGATAAATGGATATAATACGGTTGAAGATACTGCTCAGTATTTAATCGATTTTCTTATCGCACCAAGTCTAAATAGTTCTACTGATCATACGACTTTAGTCAATCATTTAGTTACTATTGCTGGATCGACTAGAAAAGATTGTATGGTATTTGCATCTCCAAATAGATCTGCGGTTGTTAATAGCCCAGCAACAGCAAATGCTAATATTCTTACCGGAGTTGCTAACTTTACACGAAGTTCATATCTATCTGTAGATAACAACTTCTTGAAAGTATATGACAAATATAACGATAAATATATCTTTATTCCAGCGGCTTCATCTACTGCTGGCTTATGCGCAGCTACTGATAACAATTTTGCTCCTTGGGTGTCACCAGCCGGTACTCGAAGGGGTCAATATTTTGGCGTAACTGGACTAGCTTATTCACCAAACAAATCTCAAAGAGATCAGCTTTATAGAGCTGGTATTAACCCGGTTACTAATATACCAGGAAATGGGATTCTGTTATTTGGTGATAAAACACACTTAGACAGGCCATCAGCATTTGACAGAATTAATGTTCGTAGACTCTTCTTGGTTATCGAAAGAGCCATTGCAGAAGCTGCTAAAAATATTCTGTTCGAATTCAATGATGAATTTACGAGGGCAGAATTCGTAAATATTGTTGAACCACTTTTGAGAGATATAAAGGGTCGAAGAGGTATTACAGATTTTAGGCTAGTTGCCGACGAAACTAATAACACCCCATCGATTATTGATACAAATCAATTTGTAGCAAGTCTCTTTATTAAACCAGCACGGTCCATTAACTTCATCACTCTTAACTTCGTTGCAGTTCGCACGGGCGTTTCGTTTGAAGAAGTTGTTGGTCAGGCTACATAAGGGGATAGGAGAATAAAATGGCAATTTTAGGTGTAGACCAATTTAAAGCAAAATTAGCAGGTGGAGGCGCTCGCCCGAATCTGTTTAAAATCACTCTCGCTTATCCAAGAATCATGACTGGTGATGTTGAACTAACATCGTTTATGTGTAATGCCGGACAACTACCGGCATCAACCATGGCGACGGTTTTAATTCCGTACAGAGGTAGACAAACGTTTATGGCTGGTGACAGAACATTTGATCCTTGGAGCGTTAACGTAATCAACGATACTAACTTTGAAGTAAGACGTAGTATGGAAACTTGGATGAACTCCATGAATGCGCACCAGTCAAACACTGGTGTAACTTCTCCATTAGATTATACTGCTGATCTTACAGTAGATCAATTAGATAAGAATGAAACAATACTTTATACTTATAAATTTAGAGGTTGTTTCCCAACTAACGTTTCAGCTATTCAGCTTTCTTATGCAACTAATGATCAAATCGAAGAGTTTTCAGTTGATTTTAGGATTGATTACTGGGAGAGTTTCTCTGGCGGAGAAGCTAGTGGTGCAAAAGTTACTTCTTAATTGAGTAATAAATAGTACTAATTGAAAGGGTACAGGGGGGAATTGATCCCCCCTTACTATAGTTATTAAAGGATTAATTATGGCAGACAATAATAACACGATAAAGCTTTTTGGTTTTGAAATCAAAAGAGCTGGATCGAAAGATAAAGATGAAAAGCTTAAATCAGTTGTCACCGCAAAAGATGATGACGGTGCAGGTTACGTAACTGCGTCAGGGGCTGGACATTATGGTCAGTATGTTGATATTGATGGAACTGGAGCCAAAGATAATTATCAATTAATAATGAAATATCGTGGAGTTTCTGAGCATCCAGAATGTGATGCAGCTATTGAAGATATTGTTAATGAATCAATCGTTATTGACGATGAGACACCAGGTGTTAGTCTTGTATTAGATGATATTGAAGCTAGTGGGAAAATTAAAAACGAGATTACAGAAGAATTTTCTAATATTTTAAGAATGTTAAATTTTGCAGAAGATGGCCATGATATCTTCCGAAGATGGTATATTGATGGAAAAATTTATCATCACTTAGTGGTAGATCCAAGTAATGAAAAAGTCGGTATTCAAGATATTCGATTTATTGATGCTCCAAAAATGCGTAAAGTAAAAGAGATTAAGAAGAAAAAAGATCAGCTAACAAATGCTGATATTATTGAAAATGTAAAAGAATATTATGTATATCAAGAAGCTCCTGGAGGACAGCATAAACAGGCAGTAAAATTTACTGAAGATTCTATTAGTTATCTTACTTCAGGATTACTTGATCATCAAAGAAAGAAGGTTCTTTCGCATTTACAAAAGGCTATTAAGCCAGTTAATCAATTAAGAATGATGGAAGACTCGCTTGTCATTTATAGACTAGCTCGAGCACCGGAGAGAAGAATTTTTTATATTGATGTTGGCAACCTTCCGAAGGGTAAAGCCGAAGAATACATGAAAAATATTATGGCTAAATATCGTAATAAACTAGTATACGATGCTAATACAGGTGACTTACGAGATGATCGTAAACATATGTCAATGCTTGAGGATTTTTGGTTACCACGCCGAGAAGGTAATAGAAGTACTGAGATTTCAAGTCTTCCAGGTGGCGATAACCTAGGACAGATTGATGACATCATTTACTTTCAAAAACGTTTATATAAGTCTCTTAATGTTCCAATCGCACGGTTAGAACAAGAAAGTCAGTTTTCATTAGGACGATCAACTGAAATCAGTAGAGACGAAGTAAAATTTCAAAAGTTTATTGATAGACTTCGCAATAGGTTTTCTCAATTGTTTCTTCGAATTCTTGCTAAACAGCTTGTACTTAAGAAAGTTATAACTGAAGCTGATTGGTCTAAGTGGGAAAGAGATATTAAAATTGATTATAATAAAGATAATCATTTTGCCGAATTAAAAGAGACAGAAATTCTAAAAGAAAGACTTGGTACACTTGACATGGTTAACCCATATGTTGGAGACTATTTCACTAAAGATTGGATTATGAAAAAAGTTCTTAAATTAAGTGAAGAAGAAATGAAAGACTTAGAGGACGAAGTAGAAAAAGAAAACGAAGAAAATGCAAATCAAATGGCTCAACAGCAGCCAGAGATGGATCCTAACCAGCAGATGCCACAAGAAGATCCAAATCAAATGGCTCAACAGCAGCCACAGGCACCGCCTCAAGGTCAAAATGTAGTTGCTGCGCGTAAACAATCTAAATAAAATGATAACTCAAAGATTAAAAAGTATAAATATAACTAAAGCAATTGGAGAATAACATGGATCCCGAACTTGAAATTGATGATGAAATTGAAACTACAGCAGAAGAAGATATGGATATTGATGAAACAGAAGAAGAACAAAATCCAATATTAGATATGGTAAATGCTATTGGTGAAGAGGATTATAGTTCGGCTGCAGATATATTTTCTTCATCATTAAATGATAGATTAAATGATGCAATTGAGCAATCTAGAGTTAATATAGCTTCAAGTATGTATGGGAACGAACAGGAAACAGTAGATGCAGACATTTAAAGATCTAAAAGGTAA